AACCAGCGGCAGACCTCGGTGATCTGGAAGCGCCGGCTTTCGAGGAACTGGGCATCCTGCGGCGGGATCGTGAGCTGCTTGAACTCGGCACCACGGTCCAGCACGATCGTGTCGTGGGCGCTCGCGAGGCCCGAGTTCCGCGCCTTCCAGCGCGCCTTGAGCGCGTCGGCCTGCTTCTGGGTGAGGCGCTGCTCGGTCTGCAGGATGCCGCTGGCCAGCGAACCCGACCCGAACAGCTTCGCGCCGTACTCCTCGGCGGCCAGCGCCAGGCCGATGGACTCGCGCGCCGCGCGGATCGGGGAGACCCCGCAGATGCCGTCGTAGCCGAGGCCGGGCAGGTGCAAGATGTTGTCGTCGCCGACGTGCACCTCACGGCCGCCGTCGATCGAGTAGACCTTGCGGCCGTTCTCCGACTCGCGGCCGACCCGCACCCGGCTCGGGTGGATCGGCCACAGCTCCTGGACCCGGAAGAGCGGGTTCTTCAGCTTGCGGAAGTAGGCGTTGCCCCACAGCCGCTTGTGGACGTACATCGTCTGGTAGATCTCGAACGGCGTCATGTCCGGGTGCGGGTCGTCGATGAGATCAGCGGCCCAGCCGACCGCGGGGACCGCCGCGTCGGCCACCTGTCGGTAAGCGTGAAACGGGAGCGCCGCCGGCACGTTGCAGCTGACCTGCACGGCCCGCCACACCGCGGACATGCCCAGCGCGGTGACCTCGTCGACCCGCTTCCCGGACGCGCTCGAGGCCGCGATACCCATGAAGTCGAGCAGCGTCGAGGAGGTCAGCGGGACCTCGGGGCTCTCAACCGTCGCGTTGCGCGGCGCCAGGAGGTTCCCGAACAGGGTCACGACTTGCCGGCCTTCGGGGCCGCCGACTCAGCCGCCTTGGCGGCCTTCTGCGCGGCGAGGTAGATCACGACGATGCCAGCGAAGATCACGAAGATCCCGGTGGCGAGCACGGCGAGCGGGACCGAAACCAGCGCCGCTGCGCCGACGATGGCGCCGCAGCCGACCACGACCAGGAACAGTCCGAGGATCTCGACCAGGTCAGCGTTCATGCGATGGCTCCTCAGTAGACGTTGAAGGCGCCGTCTGCGACGACCTTGGAGTAGCGCCACTGCGCGGCCGACACGGCGACCACGGGGCTGATCTCGTCCTCGAAGTTCTTGCGGTCGAAGAGCTGCACCTCGTTGACGGTGCGCACCCGCGCGGCTGCGACCGCGTCGTCGAGCTCCTTCTGGCCGGCGTGCTCGAGGAGCTTCCGCTTCACGGCTTCCTGCGTCGAGGCACACGCCTGGCCGAGCTCGGTCGTGGTGAGCAGGTGGATCTCGACACCGAGGTCGGCCTTGATCAGCTCGGGCATCAGCGCTGCGGCCTGGCCGGGGGTGAGCACCAGCTCGGCGACGTCGTCGTTCTTGCGCAGCAGGCGCTTAAGCTCCTGGACCACGGTCGCCGTACCGTCGCCGGTCTTGACCATCACCAGCGTGCGGCCCTTGCGCCCTTCGCCGGCCAGCCCGATCGCGTAGCGGGTCCGCTTCGGGTTGACGTCGAGCGAGAGCACGACCTCGCCGTCGGGCTTCTTGGCCTTGGGGTTGACGAGCTTGCCCCAGCGTCGTGCGTTGATGGCCGGGGGCTCCTCGCTGTCCGAGTCCGGGTCGTCCCACCAGACCATGAACTCCCGGATGAACTCCTCCGGAGGGACGGCCTGGCGCTGGGCCCGGATGGTCTCGACCTGAACGCGGCCGCCGAGCGCCGGCATGATCTCGACCCAGCGGGCCTCGTCATCAGCGGCACACCCGACCGCGGTCTTCGCGTGGCTGCACTTCGGGTCCTCGCAGCCCTCCCAGGCGCGGCGATCGCCGTACTCCACGTAGGCCTGCCGCGGCGAGGTGCCGGCCCGACCGCGATCGCGGATGTCTCGGAGTACGGCGGACTCGAGCTTGCCGGCTGACGAGGCCACGACCACCTGCGGATCGGGCCGGGCGGTCAGGGTCGGCAGCAGCGCGCCCATGTGCGAGGCGATCAGCGCGAAGCCCTCGTCGAGCACGACCTTGTCGCCGGAGAGTCCGCGGCCGGCGTTGGCGGTGCGGGCCTTGTACTTGACCTTCTGGCCGGAGATGAGACTGATAGCCCAGCGGCCGTTGCCCTCGGAGATCCCAGGCCGGTTGCTCTTCGTCGGCGCGAGGTGCCGGGACAGGAACGGCGCATCCTCGATGAGCTTGGCGAGGTCGTTGAACGCTTCCTCGGTGGTGTCCAGCTCGTGCGCCGAGTGCACGATGCGCCGCTCACCGGTGACGAAGAGCCACCCGAGCTCCATCTGCAGGATCACGCCGGTCTTGAAGTTCTGGCGCGGGCCGATCAGGTCGATCTCGAAGGCGGCCGAGTTGCCGTTGGCTCCGATCGCGAACGTCAGGTCGAGGATCTGCTCCTGCGCAGCGTCCGGGGCGAACCCTGCTCTCGCACACAGATCGGCGACGGCCGGGCCAGACGTGGTCACGTAGACCGGATGGTTCAGCCAGGTGGGCTCAACCCGTCTGCGCGCGAGCGACGTTGTCAGCATGGGCCTTCTTCGCCGCCTCTACCGGGTCCTCGTCCTTGCCCTTCGCCCTGGCGCGTAGCTCGCTCATGAGCCGCGAGTGCTCCTTGCTGAGCGAGGCCATCGCCGAGCCGGTCTCCGCGCCGCGGCCCATCCGGTCGGCGATCGTCAGCACCTGCTGACCGAGCATCGACTCGAGCGCATCCAGGCCCACGAGCTCCTTGCGGGTCGCCTTCACGAACGCGTGCTCGTCGGCCTTGGGGGCCGCGGCGGTCGTCGTGGCGGCGGCCGCCTTCTTGGCCGGCGGCTTCTTGGCCGTCGACGGCGCGGTCGGCGCCGGCGCAGCCGCGTTCTGGGCTCGGCTGTTGCGCGACCGGCACGTCGAGCTGCAGAACCGGGCTCGCGGCGACGTGGTCTCGAACTCGACCCCGCAGCCGGCCCAATCGCACGTCCGCTTCACCGCTGCACCCCTGCCCGCAACGTTGCAACGTTCGTCTGGAGAGAGATTCGACGGCCAGGGCGAGGTCTCCCCAACCCGGGGGACCCAACTTTCGAGGTGCCCCCGGGGGGTGTCGTCCTAGTCGAACCAGTCGAGGGCAGGTGCCCGGCTGACCGCCAGGCGCGCCTCGAGGCGTGCACGCAGGGCGTCGAGCTGCTCCACGGGCGTCTTGTTGCGCTGCCGATTGCAGTGCAGACAGGCACCACGCACGTTGCTGCGGGCCATGACCAGCGGGTCCGCACCACGCAAGGGCAGAGCCTCGACGCAGATGACGTGGTCACCGGTCTCGCTCCAGTACGTGCAGCCCGGCAGCCGGAGCCAGCAGACAGGCTCCTCGTCCACGACCTGGGCCTTGAGGCGGCGCCATGCGCGGGTGCTGCGGTGGTCGAACGGCGGCACGGGTCACCGCCCTCCGAACGCACGAATCCGGTGACTCGGGCATAGCTATCGCCACGAATCAACCGGACAAGCGCACCGTACACCATCAGGCGCTCCTGTCCGTGCGGATGCGCTGCGACTGCGCGCGCTGGGCGTGTTGGACCAGCAATTCCTGGATATCGCCGAGCCGGTACAGGTGGCGGTCGCGGCCCAGCAGGCTGGTCACGTCGGCCACGTCGAGCTTCTCCCGGTCGCGCCACTTGCGGATCAGGTCCACCAGCTTGGACTCCGAGCCGTCGTAGTCGGTCCAGGCGATGAGCGCGCCGGCCGCCTCGGTGGCGGTCACGTGGTAGTCCCGCGCCTCACGGAGCAGGAACTCCCGGCGCTCGGCCACGTCGTGGTCGGTGCCGCAGGCCTGGCACCGGATGGTGCCCGAGTCGGTGCGGGCGTAGAGCTCGTAGGTGCACTCCGCGTCGCCGTCGTCCTCGGCACCAGGATCCTGGGCCGAGCACTTCCCGGCGTACCAACGCTCGGAGGGCCGGTCCACGAAGCGCGCCAGGGCCTTCTCCAGGCGCAGCATGTCCTCGAGCAGCTCCTCGGCCCAGGGCTGGCCGGCGATGGCGGTCACGATGCCCTGCAGGAACGTGCAGCAGGCCGGGATGTGGTCGGCCGGCGTGCTGAGCGAGGGCCAGTCGTCCAGGCAGACCCGGACCCAGGTGGTCACCGTGTTGCGCACGTCGTGCACCAGCTCGGTGCCGGCGCCCTCGCGGCCGGGCAGCTGGTCGGGCGCGGAGTCGGCCTCGGTGACGTGGCTGGGCGGCGCGAAGCGCAGGTCGAACCCGAGCGGGCGGGACTTGCCCACGCTGCCTCGGGTCGCCACCGGGCTGCCGTAGCGCGTGCGCCGAGTGGCCACGGTCTCGAAGTCGGCGTAGTGCACCGCGACGTTGACCAGGGCGTGGTCGAGGGTGCGCACGCACCGGCTGCACAGGGAGGCGCCCTCGTGGACCTCGCGGCCGCAGCGGCAGTGGTGCGCAGGGTTGGTCGGGTTCGTCATACGGAGTCGCTCCAGGCGTAGGCGGGGGTGCTGGCTTCGGCCTTGATCGGGACGCCGAACAGCTCGGAGGTCATCGCCGCCTCGAGGGCGGCCGTCGCGTCGTCGGCCTGGTCCTCGGGGACCATCACCACGAGCTCGTCGTGCACGGGCAGCAGCACGGCGCCGCCCCAGGGGGTGTCGGCCCAGCGCAGCAGCGCGTCGATCAGCAGCTCGCGGGCGGTGCCCTGGATGCAGTAGTTCGGCGCCTTGTGCGGGAAGTCCTTGGGCAGGTGAGCCACGCGGCCGGCGTAGGTCGGAAACTGGGTGCGGCCGGACTTCACCGAGTCGCGGACCAGCCGGGACCACTCGGACAGCTCGGGCAGCATCGTGTCGAGCGCGTCGATGATGGTCTGCGCCACGGCCTCGCTGACTCCAACACCGGCGGCGATGGCGCCCACGCCGCCGCCGTAGATCCGGCCGAACACGCCGCGCTTCACCGCGTAGCGCTGGCTCTTGGTGGCCTCGGGGCCGAACGCCAGGCGGGCGACCTCCCAGTGCACGTCGCGCTCGGGATCCGCGAGGATCGCGCGCAGGTTGCGGTCGCCGGACAGCGCGGCCGCCACCCGGAGCTCGACGCCTGCGAAGTCGGCCGAGACCAGCAGGTGACCGGGGTCGGCGGTGATGCACGCCCGGAAGCCGCCCTCACGCGGCACCTGCTGCAGGTTGGGCCGTACGCAGGACATGCGCCCGGTGTCGGCGCCGAGCGTGTAGACCGTCGGGCGGGCCCGGCCGTCGCCGCGGGTCACGAGCTGGTGGTACGGCTCGAGGAAGGTCGTGATCGCGGTGTCGTGGTGGCGGTAGTCGAGCACCGCGCCGGCGAGCTCGCCCACCGGGCCGGGAACGGTGCGCAGCGGTTGCAGCACGGCCTCGGCCACCGAGGGCCGCCCGGTCGCCGTACGGGGCAGCCCGGCGCCGAGCTGCTGGAGCGCCGCGGCCACCTGAGCGCCGGAGCCGGGGTTGTCGACCCCGAAGGCCTGCACCGCTTCGGCGTGCCGGGTCCGGGCGCCGCGGTGCTCGACCAGGAGCCGGTCCACGTGCTCGCCGTCGACCCGCAGGCCCACGTGCGCCACCCGGGCGGTCATCCGCTGGGCGGTGCGCTCGCGCTCGAGCACGTGCGGTTCGGGCTGGGGGAGCCGGCGCGCGATCGCGGCGTCGTCGAGCACGTCGCTGGCCGCGTAGCGGATCATCGTCTCGGCGGTGATCTCGACGTTGGCCCAGCCGGACCGGCTCACGTCGGTGGTGACCTTCGTGTCGGTCAGCCACTTCCCGGCCTTGAACAGCGCGGCCCGGGCGGCGTCGGCGGACTTCGAGAGCCCGTAGTCGCCGAGCATGGCGTGCGAGATCTGCTTCAGCCCGGGGTCGGATCCGGTCGAGGCCGGGTCGGCGAGCTTGGCGAGCACCACGGTGTCGTGCATCCGTGACCAGGCGTCCTCGAGGTCGATCAGCCCGGCGTCGGCCAGCGGCACCAGGTCGGCGGTCGCCGAATGGGCGTGCAGCACCGGTGCGGTCGCGAGGTGGCGGCGGGCGACGTCGGCCTGGTCGGCGGGCCCGTGCTCGAGAACCACGGCGAAGTGCTCGTTGCCGAGCTGGATGGTCCGCAGC